CTGACAACGCCAATCCACTGCAACTGGCCCGTAGCAGTCACCAACTGGTACATATCCGTACCAACCGGGATCACCTGACCAACGGTCAAACCAGACACAACGATGGACGTTGAGCCGGTGCCGCTGACGTAGGTGCAACCCGTGTTGATCTGCGTATCAGGCACGAGACCCAGAACGCGGAAGTTACCGGTCGAAGACGTGGCCGCAACCACGCCACCAGCAGAGTTGCCAGTCGCAGAAGAACCCGTGGTAGTGTTACCCGCCATGTTCTGACCAACCAAAAGCTGCGTTGCCGAAGCGATAGTAGCCGTGCCAGCAGCCGTCACCACAGCAGCCTTGAAGACCGTATCCGGGTCGTCACAGATGACTGCTTCGATGTCCCCAGCCAGGGTGTTGGCGGGGTAGTACTGGGAGAACCGTTTCTGCTTGGTCACCGGATCGGTGTACGAGCAGCCCAGGAACACACCAACCGCAGCGTTACCTGCAATGGTGTTAGCCAGGATGGTGACAAAGCCGCTTGAAAGCTGGACAAAGTCACCGTAGTAAATGGCAGTGCCATAGTTGTAGGCAATCGAGTACTCTCGGGTAGAACCTGAGAATACCTGACCACCAATGAGGTTTACGGGTTTGAAGCCGTAAGGTGCATCAATCGTGGGGTATCCCATCTGAAACTCCTTGAATTACGAACCGCGTCCGAACGAAACCTCAGAGCGGCGCTCTTTGAACAGAGGCATCCGGGGATCGTTCTCGCGCATGAAGTTGTTGTCCACTGACTGCATCTGACCATCAGCTTGACGCTGGTAGTACGAGTTGCGCTGTTCAGTGAACTCCTTTGGTGTTTTGCAAAGCAGCAGACCACCGATCTCAATGCTGTCTGGAAACCGACCTGAGCCGACCCCCATCAGTTGAATCTCAGGATGTTCGCTTGCTTTCACGGGCTCCCAGCCCTCGCGGAGTTTTGCGGAAACATTACCTGGGTCGTTAGTACCCAAGGTGCTGACGCGAATCCAACGGAACGAATAGCCCTCTTCCGGGTTGGGATCAGGCAGCGCTGTAGGAGGCATCCACTGCTTGGGCCGCTCAGCCTTTGCTCGGGTGTCCAATTCACGGGGATTACGTTCAGCCATTTTGTTTCCTCATTTCTTCCGCAACCGCACGGGCGTACTGTTCATTGGTCAGTCCGAGCCGCTTGGCGATTTGAACTTGTGATTGCGTCAACACGATTTTTCTGGGCGCTGTGCTTCGCGTGGCGGGCGCTACAACCGACGATTTACGCTTCTCAGAGTTAAACGCTTCTGGGAACCGCTTTCGTACACGAGCATTAATCTTCTCGTAGTACTCATCGCTGCTTGTATCTACCCCACTTTCCACAAGATCTTGATGTACTGCCAGAGCAAGGGCGGTCATTTCCTTGTCGTCCCCAAACCAAGAATTGGCTTCTTGCCACGCTTTGGCTTTGGAATCAACTTGAACCTTTTGCTCAGGTCGCGGAGCGGGTTGTACCACAGGAGTTTGTGGTTGTGCAACTGCCGGTTTGAAATTGTTTACTCGCTCTGCTTTGTATTTAGCAGCGGCAAGTGCCTCTTGAGCCTCAACCAAAGCATCAGAGTCCCCTGCTTCATATGCAGCTTTGAACTTCTGCTTTGCTTGGTCTAGTTCGTTTTGAACAACCTTTTTGGCTTGTTCAAGCAAAGCCTGCTGGCCTTGTCCCAAACTACCTTGAAGACGTTTGTTCTCTTCAACAAGGTTATGAGCAAGGCGCACTGCCTCTTCACGCTCACGCAAAGCCGCCTCTTTGGCCCTACGTTCTTCGTGGTACCCCTTGGAAAAGTGCTGGATGCGCTTCTTTACGCCCTCGGAATATTGCGCCAGTTCGTCGTCAGTGACTTCTGCCGGGGTTTCCTTCATAGGCTTGCGCCCGCGATCCTGCTCTGGCGTGTCGTCTACAACTTCAATCTCGGGTTCGCCTTCGATCTCAATTTGCAGCTTCTCTTCCGTAGGCTTTTCGGCCTCAATCTCGTCCGGAAACTTGAAATCCGACATATCAGCGTCCTCCCTTCTGGATGCCACGGGGATCTTGGACAACCGCTTCAACGCTGTCGTCGTTGATGATCCGCCACTCCGTGCCATGAATCTTCAGGCGCGTGCCCGTATTAGGTCTCACAAGGACAAAATCGCCTACCTTGCACGAAGGCCCACTGGGAAAGCGCAGCGGATCTTTGTAGCAATCAGGCCCCATCTTGGCAACAAACAGCACCGGGCTCATCACTTCTTCGAAGTGCATAGTCTGACCAGACTTGATCAACCCACTTTCGTACTCTTCGTCCGCTTTTGGCAGCATGCAGAGCAGGTGATACGTCACAGGATCAGGCACCTGACGGGCCTTTTCTGCGTCAGTCTCGGGCAGTACCGTGGTGCTTGCACCGTCACTCAGGAGGATTTCACTCATCGTCGTTTTCCATCTTTCGCACGAGGTCAGTTATAAAAGCATGTGCACGCGATAGACCCCGGATCTCGCCACACAAGTCGCGGTACTCAGCATGATCTTTTGCCGAGCCTGAGATAAGCGCCTGCGCGATGGACTCGCGGCGCTCCTCAATTTCCTTGATAACCACGTCAAACGCAGTGGTCATATTTACTCCTTACTGTTTTGCCCTTTGTTGAGGGTTAGTTTTAATCATGCTCTTCACCATATCTGCACGGAGTTTTTTGTCTCCTTGCATTTGTTGAGCTTGTAAACGAGCAGCTTCTTTTTGAGTTTCCACTTGCAAACGCTGTTGCTCAAGAGCCAGCTTTTGTTGAGCAATTTGAAAATCTCGTTGACTATCCGCTTCCTTACGCTTCAGCTCTTCAGCCTTCAATTGCAATTCGGCTTGAGCCATTTGCAACTGTGGGTTTTGAGCCATCTGCTGAGCTTGCTGCTGTTGCGCCTTGCCCATGTTGCTCTGCAACAATTGTTGCGCTGCCTGGGCTACCAGACGTGACAACTGCACCTCGGTCTGCTCATCAAGTTCCTGATCCGGAGCGGTCATAGGAACACCAAGCTGCTGCTCGATCTGCTGCCTATAAGCAAACGCCATGTGCTCTGCGATGTGAGCCATCACTGCGCCCATCATCTGCTGAGCCATCGGGCTTTGGCCCATCATCTGCATGATCATTGGATCTTGCATCATGCTCATGTGGGTTGTGATATGAGCTTGATGGTCTTGGTAAATAAACGCCTTGGTGGGTTTACCTGTCAAGAAACTCATATTCTCTGACACAGGGTCACGCGGTTTCTGGTCGTCCTCAATAGGTACCAGCCGCTCAGCGTTTTTGATACCCAAAACCTCGAGCATTTGGCGATGCAATTGGGGCAAATCATAAATCTGCGGAGCGCCTTGGGCCAGTTGAAGTGCAGCTTGGTACTGCATGATCCGCTGCGCCATTGTGGCTGCGTTAGGATCAGACACGGGGATGACTTCCACCATGTCATAGTCAGCCTGCTTTACAGACCTGTCGCCGCCTTCAGGCACATACGCATAATTTGCAGGCAAGAAATCACGAATGATCCCCTTCAGGAGTTTGAACTCCATCCGCAAACTAGCGTGAACCCGCGCCTGAACAGCACTCATCGTTTTGAGTTGCCGCTCCAAAATTGCCAGCGTAGTCCCCACTGGAGCCTGGGCCGACATATCGCTAATTTTGAGATCAGCAATAGCTGCCAGACGACGGCCATCTTCGGTAATCTGCTGAAGCAACGCCGCCAAAACTTGGCTAGGCTCCTTGTACGGCAGGGGCATGATGTTGTCCCTGACCGATCCGCTGGGGATGTCTACATCCCTGAACTCACCCGGAGCGATAGGGGTGTCGTCACCTTTGATCCGCAATCCCCGGCTTTTCAGACCACCGGGCAGGTTGGACAGGGTGCCAGCATCAACAAGTTGTCGAATGATGGAAGTGCCAGCGCGAGCATAACCACCAATAAGGTGGATATAGCCCAGACCATAAGCGCCAAAACCAGGAATATAGGTGTACTGAACGAAGTGTTGTCGCTTGAGCTTTCGCTCGTCTGCTTCGTCCCAGTTTCGTCGGATTGACAGAACCGTCTGAGTGCCCCTCTCAACCGTGACCACATACGGCAAAGGAACTTCATCTTCGTACCCCGGCATGTCCCAGTCTACGTGGATCTCCAGCACCTGATACCGATCATCATCGGTAAGGGTATACCCCTGTTCTTCGGCTTTTTTCTTCTCAATGTCAGTAAAGAACCTGACAGGTTCACCCAGTTCTACGTCTCTATAGAAGCCAGCAACCTGTAGTTTCTTGATCTCGTTCTCAGTTTTACGCATGATGTGAGTCACGCGCTCGGCTGTGTACACGTTTGATGCCCCGTAGGGCATGATCAAATCTTCAGCCGGGACAAACGGAGCCGCAGGCAGTTCTGTACTCGGGTTTGGATAGATCTTCTTGAACGCTGCCCCTGACAGGCCAAGGGAATACAGCATCCGCTCGTGCTCAGACCTGTAATCAATCATTCGCTCGGTCAGCATGTAGTTCATGTCATCACGAACCCGCTCTGCCGCGTCAGTTTTTAGCTGATCAATCTCACCAATGATCTGCGTCTTCACCGGGCCTTGAGCCGGGAAGGTCTCAGTGATCATTTCTGACTGGAATCTAATAGCCGCTTCGGTCAAAAGTGGTGAATAAACCCCACAAGCCCCGTTCCACGGCTCAGTTCTTTCCTCATACTTCATGCCAAGAACCTCTAGGCCCTTGACAAACATCTCTGTCCAGTCTTTTCGACTGTTGATGTCCGCATCCACCAGGGAAACAAGGTCAGACGCAAGAGTCTGAAGCTCTCCGTCGTCCATGTACTCGGCCAAATTTGCGCCAAACTCCTCTGCCAACAGCGGCTCTGGCATCAGATCAATTTCGACCCCGTCAATCCCAATTTTTACGTCATCTGGGTTCTCAATTTCGATCTCAAGAACCGGTTCTTCGGTCATCATGCCCATGTCCATAGGAATAAGGGCTTGGTCCATGTTCGTTGCCATGTTGAATCCTTAGTAAAACGCTACTTTGCGCTTGAAAGACCGCTCGTCGTCACGTTCGTCTGTCTGTAGACGAAGAAAACCACCCTGCCGGAAGCGGATCAGTGCCTGAACAGCACTATCGACGTCATCATCATGTGGGGCGTTGGGGAATGCGGCCATGTTTTCAATGAGTTCTCTAGCCCACCGGGTGTCTGGAGCCCACACTTTACCCGACTGGAACAGATCCGCTACCGAATTTATACGCACAAACTTGTCGTTGCCTCGACTCGGGGTGTACTCAGACACCGGGATGCCCATTTTTCGTAGCTCAAATATTAACGGAGCACCCGCTGCCTTGGCTTCCACAATAAAAGCATCCGGCTCCCACTCTACATAGTGAGCATGCGCCTTCTCTTTTAGCTCAGGGAACTCCATGCGCTTCTGAAAACAGTCCAACAAAATGATGTTTACATCATTCTCATCCTCGTTCATGTGGAACACACCCCACGTAGTACAGGCCGAGTAGTCGTTCCTCTCTCCTTTAGTAAAAGCCGTGTCCCAAGACTGGATCACAAACTCACACCTTGGAGCTTGCTCCTTTTCCCAGATCTTCCACCACTCTCTTTTGACAATCGCACCCTCTTCAGCCGTGGGATTTTGCTGGTACTGAGCGTTCCACTTACCCGGTGGGAGTTCATCCCTTAGAGCAGACAGTTCCTCATACGACCAAAACTCAGGCCACAGAGGTTTCCCAGACGGCATGATCGCCGGGAGTTCAATAATCTCCCACTGATCTTCTTTTCCTAGTTCGCCAGCGGTCTTAAGAATTTTCCCAGTTAAGTCCGACTTCGACCACCTAGTCATAATGACCACGATAGCTCCCCCAGGCTGGAGACGCTGTCTAGGGCCAGATGAGTACCACTCAAACACAGAGTCGTAGATCTCCGGTCTTCCTGCGGCCAGGGCAGCTTCTTGCTCCGAGTGCGGGTCGTCAATGATCAACAGGTCCGCACCCTTACCCGTCATCGTGCCGCCAACGCCGATAGCAAAGTACTCCCCATTCCTATTAGTAGCCCATCTTCCAGCGGACTTAGAGTCCTGTCTCAAAGCCACATCTGGAAATATCTTCGCGTACTCTTCAGACCCCACCAAGTTACGAACCTTCCGGCCAAAGTTCACAGCCAAGTCCGCAGTGTTCGATGCCTGGATCACCTTCTTCTCAGGGTACTTGCCAAGGAACCAGCTCGGAAGCAAGTACGACCCAAACTCAGACTTTGTGTGCCGAGGGCCTAAATTTATGATCAGCCTCTTCAACTTCCCTTCCGCGATCTCCTCAAACTTCTTAGCCATCACCGCATGATGTCGCCCATGAATGAACCCCGGCCACATCTTCTTAACATACGCCATGAAGCTCTTCTGGCACCTCTCCCTGTCCACAGCATCCTTGTAATCCTGCACCTGCTGTAACAGCTTCTCCTGATCCGCAGGAGACAGACTCGCCACTAGATCATCTAGCTTCATTCCATACCCTTGAATGAAATGTAAGTGGGCCGCACAGACCTTCCCATCCCCTCAACCCTCTTCAGAGCACCTAGCTTCACAAGACGGTCCACAATCTTCTTCGTAGACCCAAGGCCAGGCTTACCACGTAGCTCACAAATATTCCTGAGACTCGGCCCGTATCCAAACCGCTCCCACCACACATCTATCGCTAAGAACACTTCTTTCTGAGCCTCTGTCATCCCCATCTCCAACGTCTCTTCCTTAGACCCGTACACCTTTCGCAACGGACTTTGCAAAACTTTCTTCGTGCGCCACTTCTTGACAGGTCTGTTTTCCATTACAAATCAACAACTTAGCGCACTTTCTTCAACAATCACTTTTGTGTCGTTAATATTTACGGTGCCAAAATTTAGCCCCAAAATTTTTGGTGCCCCCCACCACTTTTTGTTTGGCAAGCTACCGGGGGG